CAAAGAAATATATTTATTGAATTTTTAGAATTAAATGGACATAAAAAAGATTTTATTGATGAAGTTCTTAAAATTGATGACATTATAAATAAAGAATTAAATATAAATAATGACCAAGGTATTTCCTGGAACATTGATAAGATATGGTTCTCTAATTTTAAATCATATGGTGATTATACTGAAATTGATTTTAAAAATATGGGTAATAATATACTTATTGATATTGCAGGCGAAAATCAGCAGGGCAAGACAAGCATACTAGATGCAATTACTTATGTACTTTTTGGAAAAACAAGTTCAACATTAAAACGTGAAAAAAATGGAGATAATAGATACATAAATAATAAGAGAGATTTAGATACAGTCGAAGGTGGTGCTACTATTAATATTAATAATGAGATCTATACACTTATAAGAAAAACAGAAAGAAAATGGAATAGGGATAAAACTGAAGTATCATCTTGTTCAACTGTTTTAGATTTTTATAAAGGTACTATTTTAACAGAAGAATTCAGATTAGTAGGTGATGATAAAAATAAAACACAAGAATTTATTGAAACTTCTGTTGGTGATTTTACTGATTTTATGAGATTAGTTCTTACAAATGCAGATAATCTAAATGACCTCCTTTCCCAAGATAGAGCAGTGTTCATTGATTCTATTATAAAAGATGCAGGGTATTACATATTTGAGAACAAACTTACTTTTTTCAAAGATTATAGAAAAATGATTTCCAAAGATGATATTAAAATTGATGTAAAAGCATCCAAAGAAACATTATTAGATAATGAAGAAAGTCAAGATTATAATAACAATCAGTTAAAATTAATCAATGATACCTTAAAAACAATAGGTGAAGATATTTTAAATCAACAAAAAGAAAAAGAAAAATTATTATTATCAATGGATAAAATTGATGATAAGATTGCAACTTTAGATTTAAATGAAGTTAATTTAAAAATTGAAACTGAAAAGGATAAAATAAAAACAAGAAAAGAACAATTAAATAAAATTGATGAACTTAAACTTGAACTATTAACCTATGATGATAAAGAAATTAAAAATAAAAGAACTGATTATGATAAAATAAAAGATATTATTTCTGAACATAATAATAAAGTATCTACCTTTATTAATAATATAACTACTATTAAATCAAAAGTAAATACTATTAATATGGATATTAAAAATATTATTAGTGAACATATTAGATCAATTGAAGATGAATCTAAAAATAATGACTTGAAATTAAGTAAGGTTAAAGATGAATTTAGTAATCAAGTAATCGAATATTCAAGTGTATTAAAAGATGACTTAAATAAAATTATATCACAAAAAGATTCTTATAAGAAAGACATTGATAATTTAATGGAAGAAGGGAAGAAATTAAAATCCCTTAATGAAGAATTAGAAACCAGTAAAGTTTGTATCACTTGTGAAAGACCATTAGATAATGTTGATCCTGAAGTAATTAACAGAAAAGTTGATGCCAATAAAAAACAAATGGCTGATATTGTTTCTAAAGTAAAAGACTTAAAACCAAAATATGAGGAACTATCTAAAAGTATAGATGTTTATAGTAATAAATTGGATAAATTAAGTAAGAAAGAATATGATTTTGATGAAGATTTAAATAATGCATACCAAAAATATATTGACTATAAGAAAGAAGTATCTGAAAATAATACTGAAATAGAAAGAAGGATTACATTAATTAATGATGGTAATATTCCAGGTGAACTTCAACTTAAATTAAAATCTTCTAATGATGAAAAATCATTACAAAATGATAAGATAACAAAAATAGAAGAAGATAAAAAGGAATTAGAGAAAATCATTCTTAATAAAAAAGAAGAACTTGAAACTTTAAAATCTGAAATAGAAGAACTTGAAAAAGAAGAAACTAAAATTCAGAAGAAGAAAGATGCAATTAATTTAGAAGAAAAAATTAAAGCTGATATTGAAAGATGTGAAACTTTAATTAAACAATATGAACAAGATATTACCCAATATAACAAAGAATTAAGTAAGATTGAAAGTAATAAAAAGATTAAAGTTGATATTGAATTAATAAATATTCAAATAACTGAAAATGAAGATGTTGTAAAGATAAGTAATAATGAGAAGACAAAAGTTGAGAAGACAATTGCAGTATTAGAAAGTGAAGAAAAGAAGATAATGAATGATATTCAAACTTATCAAAAGCAAAAGGTTAGGGATGAGATATTGGATGTTTATATGAAGTGTGTTTCGAGAGACGGTCTTGCAACATATTTATTAAAACTTTCACTTAATATAATTAATCAGGAGTTAAGTAATTTATTAACTGATGTTGATTTCAAAATATTATTTGATAGTGATCTTAATTTAAAATTAAGTCATGATATTACAATGGATGTTAAACAAAATGCAATTGAATCAAGTGGTATGGAAAGAACATTTGCTAGTCTTGTTTTAAAATTGGCATTACGTAAAATAAATACAAAGTCAAGTCCAAATTTCTTAATTTTAGATGAAATCACAGGTAAATTGACAAAGAGTTCAGTTGAAATTTTTAATATTTTATTAGAAAAAATTAAAACAATGATTGATAAGTTAATTATAATAGAACACACACATCCTATAAATTATGATATTCTTATAACTATCACCAAAAATATTGATGGAATATCATCATTAACAATAGAATAGGTAAATTGATAAAACATTATTAATCTAATAATGTTTTATCAATTTCAAAATTTAATTTTAAATTTTCAGATAATATATTAAAGATTTTATTATATTTTTTATATGATATTCTTATTAAATTAATATTATTTTCTTTACAATATTTTGTTTTAATTTCATCTCTTTCTTTTCTTTTATTAAATGATTCAATACCACCAAAATGTTTTATAGGTTTATAATGTTGTATTCCATCAAATTCAATACATATATTATGATTAGGTAAAAAGAAATCAAATATTAAATGATTTATATTTTTACAATCATCAAATTTATGTTGTTCATTATATTTAATATCATTTTTTAATAATAATTTAGATATTATTATTTCACCTTTTGATGATTTACATATTGGACAATTTCTTTTTCCATTTATAAAATTTGTATATGATGTATGCCATTCATGTCCATTTTTACATTTCAATAAAAATTTACTTTTATTATTTTTATAAACAAAAGATTCTATCAATTCATATTCCATAAATTCACATCTTTCTAATATTTTATTTTCTATTTCTTCTTGTGAATATTTACTTTTCCCTGAACATATTCTACAATTTCTATCATAATTAATAAATTCTATATATAAAACACACCATTCATATCCATCATTATTACATTTTAGATATATTTCTGTATGACTATTTTTGTATATAAATGGTTTAGTTAAGGTATAATTTAATTTTTTACATTTAGTTAAAACAAAATCATATACTTCATCTTGTGTAGGTCTATATTTTTTACTACATTTTTTACATCCTGTTTTTTGTGTTATAAATGAATGATAAGTTGATTTCCATATATGGTCATCTTTATCACATTTTAAATAAAATTCAGTTTGAACATTACCAATATAAATAAATGGTTCAACTAAAGTATAATTCATTTCTTTACATCTACTTAAAACCTTTTCTTCTGCTTCTTGTTGAGTTATTTTACTATTTCCATTGCATTTTTGACAACCAGAATTAATCATAAAATTACTATAAATAGGTGTCCATTCATATCCATCTTTATTACATCTTAAATGTAATTTTGTTTTACAATTATTATATAAGATTGGTTCAACTAAAGTATAATCTTTTTCTTTACATATATTCAGAACATTTTGTTCTACTTGTTCTTGTGTTAATTTTTTCATAATTATAATTTTATTTTTGTAATATCTTCTCCTAATTTATTAAAATATTCAAGTAACACCCAATCCAAATAATTTGATCTATTGGATGTTTTATTATTTAAAATTTCTACTATTTCTGGATTCAATGATACAGATATCCTAATTTTCTTTTGTATTTCTCTTTTCATAATGTTCTTTTTTATTTTATATATAAAATATTAAAAGTCAAAAAGTGGTATATTATGATAATTTTTCATTTATATTAAAATAATTAAACATATTATTTTAATATATAAATATATGAAAACTTTTAATCAATTTATCAATGAATCTGTTAGGGATAAAATGACTCCTAAATCAAAAGAAGATATACTTCAAAGTCTACCAGGTAGAAAAGATATTATATTTAAACCAACAACAGAAAAAAATGGTATGTCTGAATCACTTGGATTTATTAATTTTTCTTATTCTGATTTAGTTAAAATATTTGGTGAACCTATTGATTATGATTACTATAATACTTCTACATTATGGACATTAAAAGATAATTTAGGTAGAATAGTTATGTTAAAAGATTATAAATCTACTAAGTTAGGTTATCCAAGTGTTGAAGAATTTAAACAATTACCATCATATAATTGGCGTATATTAGGTAAACATGATGAAAAAGATGTGGTAGAAGATTTAAAAGTATTTATTGTATTAAATATGTAAAAAAATTAAAATATGAAAACATTTAATCAATTTATTAATGAAAGTATGACAACTAAAAGGTTTATAGTTGAAAAAAATAAATTTCAATTATTTTGAGGTAATGATTTAGTGTGTGAATCTAATTTTAATATAGAATCACCAGATGAATGGTTCAATGAAAAATATGTATCAATATATGATTTAAAGACATTTGAAAAGTTTAGAAGAAAAGGATATGCTAAATATCTTTTAGAAAGAATATTTGAATATGTTAAAAATAGTTTTAAACTAAATATTATAACACTTATAGTTGATAAAGACAATACCAATGCTGTTAATTTATATTTCAATAATGGATTTGAAATTTTTATGGAATATGATGAATCATATTCACTGATTAAGAAATTATAAATACTATATCCTTACATAATTTAATTTCTGTAATATCTTCCCTTAATTTATTTTAAAATAATTAAACATAATATATAATTCATAATATAATAAAGAAAAATCTTTAAATATGAGACGAAAAATGTCAGAAGAAGAAAAAAAATTAAAGATTTCATTTACTATTAATGAAAATCTTAATGAATTAATTGATAAACAAATAGAAAAAGATGGAATTAAAAAATCTCAACTTATTGAAAAAATTTTAACAGAACACTTTAAAAAATAAAATTATGAAAACAATAAATAATATTAGAAATTTTTTATTAAGACCGCTCTACTTAATATTAAAAAAAGACATGGTAAGAAAATTACGTGTAAAACATGGAGAGCAATTTACTGATGATGTTATGGAAACTTTTGGAGTTCCTACAAATTTATTGAAAAAATTTAACAGAACACTTTAAAAAATAAAAAATTATGGAAACAATAGTAAAAATCACTTGGGATTCACCCAAAGAACAGGATTGGTTGTGTGCTGAAAATATTAAGCATGCACTTAGAACTACTTGTCCAAATACAAGATTTGAAGTAGAAGAAATTAAAATCAAAACATCAATAATGAGATCACTTAAAATTGAACAAATAAAAAATTAATGAATAAATTATGAATGAAATAATTGAAACAGGTGAGAAATTATACTATATAATTAATCCAACAAGTAAAATGGATGTACCTTCATATTTCTATGAAAAAGTTGAAAAGGAATATAAAAAGTGGATTCAATCTTCTGATTATAAAACAATAAGTTTTTATGATTATTGTTTAAAAATAATAAAATTATGAATGAACAATTAAAAAACCAGTGGCTACCAATTTTAGAAAAGACTAAACTTGATAGTAATTATTATGATAAAGTGTTGAATTATATTCAAGCATTTATGATGGATAATACTATGTATAATAGTGTATATTCTTCATCAAAATATGATGACCCAAGTATAATTTCACATTCTATTAATGTATTATGTGAAGTTGATTTAAATAAGGTTCAGTTTATTAATTATCCTATGGGAATGGGATTATTTTTATTAAATGTAAGGGATACTATTGACATTGTTGGTGAAGTATCAAGATTTATTAATAATAAATTAAATGAAGGATTTGAAGTAAGAATATATAAATTAATACAAAGTATAACTGAAACAAATAATGGATTAGAAATTATTAGTAGATTATCTTTCCATAAACCAGGTGAACCAGAACCAAATTATATAAATAATATTTGGACAGGTGATAATTTAAATTTAGATGATATAGATTGGAGTCAAAAATAAAATAGTAAAAATATGAAGTGTGTAAACGAAAATTGTAAGAATGATCCTATGAAATGTGAAAATCCTATCTTGGTTAATGGTGATGGTGATTTTGCTTGCTCATGTGAATGTAAGAAAGAATATGAAAAACAAAAAGATGAATTCTTTAAAAATTTAGATGATGCTATTTGGTTTAATAGATGGTTAGATTATTAAAAAATATATAAATATGAATACTATAACTAAGTGGAAACCTTTATTATCAATGACTGATATAGATAATATTTATTGGGAAGATGTATCTAAACATATGGAATTTCTTTTTAAGAATGATGTTAAACCAGAAAGACTTGCAATGGAACTAAGAGTAATAAGTAGTTTAGATTTATCAAAAGTTTGGTTTACAAGTGATTTAAAATTATGTCAAGAATATCAGTGGAATTTGAGAATACAAGATATGGATTTATTTGATATGTCAATACAAGGAATAGATGTTACAAGTTGGGTAGAATCTTCTTTAAGGGCTGAATTAATATCTATATTAAAATCACATATTAAAAAAGAAGGCGGATTAATAATACATGACCTTTATAATATAACTAATGTTGAATCTAATTTAGTAACAGTAAAATCACATTATTCACCTTATAATGTAACAAGATTTAATAAATTGAAAAAAGTAAGAACATTAATAAATGATAGATATAGTTAAAAGATGGCTACCTATATTAAATCAATTAAATATAGATAAAGATTATTGGGAAGATATAGCTTTATATTGTGAAAAAAAGAGTTTTAAAGAAAAAGATAATACTGAACAACATTTACCTGTTGCACTTAAAGTTTTGAGTGAATTAGATTTATCAAGAGTTGTGTTTACAGATTATCAAGACATATGTGAAAAAAGAATGGTATATGTAAATGTTACAAGGGAACAGATATCTGAAATGAAATATGTGACTGGTATTGATATGATATCAATGATTGAAAGAAGATTAATGGATTGCGTAAAAGAAGATTTGATTCAAAAGATAAATGAAGAAGGTGGTGTTATCATAAATGATTTGTGTGCTAATATTATTACAGATGTAGAATCAATGTCACCTGGAATTAGAATGGACTCTTATTATTTATCACATAATGTTTATAGATTTAAGAAATTGAAAAAAATTAGAAATAAAATAAATGAAAGAAGATACATATGATAAGTATGATAATAGGAGATGGTATATATATTTTAAAGAAATGGAAGTAAAGAAAAGAATAGATAAGATTAAGAAAATTCAAGATAAATTAAATGAAAGAAGATGAACCAAATGAAGCTTTAAAATTAGCAGCAAGATTATATGAAAAATACTTTAGGGATTTGATAGTAAAAGAAAGAAGGGATAAGATAAATAAAATTCAAGATAAATTAAATGACAAATAAAGTTTTAATTGGAAAGAAAGGTAATATACATCCGGGTTATGTATATGCTGCTTATATACCACCTATACAAATGGTACATTCTACTTTTCCAAAAATAATGATAGATGCGTCAAAATATAGTGTGGTAGGTGGTACTTGGGAACAGATGATGAGAAATTTTGAAATATCAAAAAGAAGTGAAAAGATTCAAAAAATAAGAAATAGAATGAACTTCATAATAGATAAATATAAAATTGTTCGTAATGATAATAATACTGGAATGATAGAAGAATATGAAAGACTTTTAAAATTAAAAGAAAGAAATAATAAAATACAAAAAATACAAGATAAAATCAATGATAAATCCATATTCCCAACCACTTAAATCCATATCTTCAAGATATCAATTAATGAATATCAGTGGTAATACAAAGATATTAACAGATGTTGAATTAAAAAATGGTGAACAAGGATATATTTTTGCTCCTTATATTATGGCACAATCTACTACAATTATATCAGAAGGTTATGATTGGGCAATGATATTAAGACAAAGAGAAATTAAATTAAGAAAAGAAAAAATTTTGAAATTGAAAGAAAAATTACTATCTTTGGAAAAATAATATGACTATGAAGAAAGAATACATTTTATGTGCAGCAAATTGGTATAAAGAATTACCATTAGTTGATAATAATCCAGATTTATTGAAAACAGCCAGACCAAGTAATTGTGATTCTGGTATAGTTTTTTGTGGACATAGACATCATAATTGTCTACATATGATGGTTGCTATGACAGGTAAATATCAACATCAAGCAGGGGAAGAAGTACAAGGATTTTTAACAAATAAGAATAGATTTGTTGATAGAAAAGAAGCATTCCAAATTGCTCTTGCTGTTAATCAAATAATGGATTTGAATGATACTAGAGGAACTAATTTATATAGTGAAGATTTATATTAAAAATGAATAAAAACAAATTATATTTAAATGCTAAACTTAATATTAGCAAATTTGATGAAGAAGTAAAGATATTATCTGATGAAGTTAGATTAGACTTATTTGAAAAAATATCTAATATTGATAGTCAAAGTGATGGTTATATAATGGCATTAGGTGATATTCTTATGGAATTATCTAATAAATTAAATGTATCAATAGCAGAAATAGCATTAGAAAATGATACTGTAACATTCACTGTATTTGATGGAAATAATTATGAATATGTAACTTTTTGTTCAAGAAGGAAGAAATTGAAAAAAATAATGGATAAGATTAATGGATCATAAATTTTATTTTACACAAATAATAACAATAGAATCTGGTGATATAGAAGTACAAATATTATCTGATAATGATAGAATAAATTTATTTGAAAAATTATTTAATATTAATAAAGAAAATCAATATACAACTTTATTTGATTTAATGGAAATATGTAAAAATTTAGTTAAAGAATTAAATATATCAGTTGGTAATTTAGATATAAATGATGATTATAGTATCTCATTTATTGTATTTGATGGAAATAAATATGAATATGTAAAATTTAACCCAAGAAAAGAAAAATTAGAAAAAATAATAACTAAAATATGAAACATGTATTGATTGATCAAGAAACTTTTGAAAGTTTAATAGAAGGAAAAGTAGTACTAAAAGATGGTGTACAACTTGCATTATCAGATATAGGATACTATAATATGATTGATATAATTGAATCTAAAATAAAATAATGAAACCATTTACATTTGGAAGTAAAAATATGTGTAATTACACTGATGTTCATCCCAAAAAAGGATGGATTAATTGGTGGGAAGATAGAAATTTTATGAAGTCCAAAAAAGCTAAAAGACAAAAGGATAAAAAAGAATTAAAATATATAATTGAAAACAGATAGGTTACCAGGTGTATTAAGGATTGCTGCAGAATCAGTAGAATTAGATTATGTTAAAATTGTTCATACTAATGATCCATGTCATAATGTAAAAACTATTTCAACATTAAATTTAATTGGATGGGAAGAAAGACTTCATAAAAAATGTGTAAATAAAATAAATAATGATATAATAAAATATAATAAATATAATGAAAATGGTAATTTCTATGTTCATGCTAATCAATTAGTTAGTAGATTTTATAGTAAATATTTATTTTATAAATGTGTTGATTTATATTATACCATAGATACTGATTTTAGAGGTATAAAATTAAGAAAAATTAAAAAAATAATTAATGGAAAAAAAAGAAGATTGGAATAAGTGGATTGATGATCAATTAAATGATATGTATAATAACGAAAGTTATACCAATGAATCTGTTAATAGAGTGTTTAAAACCCAAACTGATGATAGAGATGTTGCAATCTTATTATTAAATAAATTAAAAGAGTTAATAAATGATAGTAAATGATGTATATTTAAAAAGACATAATATTACTAATATTAGTATGATATCAGAAGCTAGTTTACCTGGTAGTATTAATATAGTATTTAATGATGGACATAGAATAAGATTTCCTTTTTTAAATGTCAGTGATACAGAATTATTAGATAATGAAATTGTTGAACATATAAGAGAATATGAATATAAAAATAGAAGAGAAAAAATTGAAAAAATAATGAATAATGTAAATGGAATTCAGAACTGATTTAATTCATTTTGGTTATTTAAATAAAAATGGAAGAAAATATAGAGAAGATAATGTTGATTTTAATGAATTAAGTGGTAAAACATTATATGGAGAAATTAATCATCCAGATACATTTGATATTAATTTAGCTAATGTATCACATATTATTAAAAATTTTGAAATTAAAAAACATGTTTTATATGGTGATATAAAATTATTAGACACAATACAAGGTAGAATATTAAAAGAATATGTATTACTTAATAATGTTGTTTTTAGACCAAGAGGAAGTGGATTAATTAATCAAGATGGAACAATTGAAAGTTATAAAATTTATACCTTTGATGCAGTGGATAAAGAAGATGATTCTTTTAGTGAAATAATATTAAGAAGAAGTAAGATAGAAGAAATAATGAAAAAAATTAAAAATAAATGTTAATATATTTTGAAAAACATAATGATTGTATATCAAAGAATTTTGAATTTAAAAATGTCAGAATAAATGAACAAGATTTAAAAAATACAAAGTTTGGAAGTAGGGGATTCAGAGCAACTAGTAGAGGTTCTAATAAAACTATGAGAATTGATTATTATTTAGTTGATACTGATATTTATGATGATTATGATAAACTTTATAATTGGGGTCATCATACAATAGATATGTTCTTAAAAACATATTTAAGAAAAGAAAAATTAAAGAAAATTAATGAACGAAATAGAAAAGAAACTATATGATAAAATATCTAAAGCAGTAGATATTATATCCAAAAAAGCAAGAACTGGACCAGGTGATTTTGTAATTACTTCTCCTGCCATTGCTGAAATGTATGAACAAATAATACAAGAACAAAAAAGACAAGAAAATATTAGAAAAAGAAGATTGAAGATTGAAAAACTAAAAAATAAATTAAAATGTAACTTAGATGAATAATACAGATAAATTATATGAAGAAGATGATTGGATTGAATACATTACATCAAATTTAGAAAGTTCTCTTAAATTAAATCATGAAAGATTTCTTCATAGAGAAAAAATGGAACAAAGAATCAAGAAAATATATAAAATTAAATCAAAGATAAATGGATAATACAAGGGAAGATATTGATTATTTTTTTAATAAATTAATTAAAAGTAGTGGTATTCCAAAAAGATTTTTCCATACATATACAGAGGAAGAATTAAGAAAAATATTGATGGAAGAAAGGAAATTAAAAATACAAAAGATAAAATGTCAATTAAAAAAATAAATAAAAGAATTAATCGAATTAAGAAAATATTTAATTCACCACTTGATATTTATGTTACTCATACACAAGAAGAAATTCTTAGTTTAAGAAAAGAATACGAAACATTAAAGAATAGTTTGATATATGAAGATAATTTAATATTAAGAATTAAAAAAATTAATAAAATAATTAATAAAATATGATGAAAATATATCAAACAATAGTAGATAATAGAAAAAATAAAAATAATTATGGAAAATAATAAATTTGTAGTTGTAGTACCTGTATATAATGCTGAAAATTTTATTGAAAAATGTATAAATTCAATAATTTCCCAAGATTATGATAATTATAAATTGGTTGTAATTGATGATTGTTCAACTGATAATACAAATAAAATATTACAAGATTTTTATAAAAGATATAATTTTGATTTAATAACAAATACAGAACGGATTAGTTCACCTGTTGCCAATATTATTAAAGGAATAAAATTAACTTCAAATAACAAAGAAGATATTATAATAACAGTTGATGGTGATGATTGGTTAGTTGGAAATGATGTATTTTCTTATTTGAATGAAGTATATCAAGATAAAGAAATTTATATGTCATATGGTCAATTTCAATCATATTATAAAGTATTATATAATGAAGATTGTATGTTTTCAACTTATTGTAGAGCCATCCCAGATACAAGAAAATTTAGGGAAAGTGGATTGTGGTTAGTTCATCATTTAAGAACATTTAAAAGGAAATTATGGGACTTAATTGATGATAATGATTTAAGAGATGATAAAGGTGAATATTATAAAATGGCAAGTGATGTAGCATGGATATACCCAATAGTAGAATTGGCTGGTCCAAAACATATAAAATTTATTGAAAAAGTTTTATATACTTATAATGATTGTAATGATATTAATGAATTTAAAATTGATTTTAATGAACAAATGCGAATTAAAGGTATAATTATGAATAAACCATTATATGATGAAATAGATGAAATATGAATCAAGAAATTATAGATAAGGCATTTAAATTATATTATGATGATTGGAAAAAATCTGGATATAAAACTTTTGCACCTAATATGTGGATGTTTAAATATGCATTGGATGATAGTAGAAAGAACAGATACCTTGAAAAAGCAGTCCATCTTGTAAGAATAGAAAAAATACAAAAGATAAGAAATAAATTATGAATCAAGAAATTATAAATAGAGCTTATACATTATATTGTATGTCTAAAGAAAAACCACTATTAACATTATATGGATTTGAAATTATGTCAAGATATGGTGAATGTTATGAGTTTATGAAAACTGCTAAACTTATTTTAAGAAAAGAAAAAATAGAAAAGATTAAAAATGGATATAGATAAAAGTAGAGGGTATTGGACAAAAGGAAGTGAAACTACTTATCTTGATGATTTGGCTTATTATATGTATTGTCAGTACCGTAAAAATAAACCAACTTATAATCTCACATCACAAGATGCAATGATGGTACATCCTAAAGTTTATAGAAGATTTTATAATGAAGCATTAATAATAATAAGAAGAGAAAAATTAAATAAAATAATAACTAAAATTTAAAATTATGCCAGCATTTAGATTAACAGCAAAGTCAGACTTTGGTTCAGGAGCAAAAAAAGTAGGTAAAGGTTCAGCAATTACCTTAACAAGTGGAACTAGTAATCCATCATTTCCATCAACAGTATTAAAAGAAGCAATTTTCCATCAATTAGGAATAGAATGTCCAGTTGTATCAATGTCAAATTTTAATGTGGAAAAACTTTGATAATTAAAAAATATGAATAGAATATTGATTTTAATATTTAATATTTAATATATACAATTATGATAACAATAAAATTAAATATTAAAGATACATCAGATTCAACTTATATTAAGAATAAACAATTAAATTATTCTTATGCATTTAGGAAGTTATATAATAGTATTAATTTTATTGATGATAAAAATTATTTAAATAATTTTAAATTAGATTTTAATTTAAATGATATAGAAATTAGATCATTAATTTCTGAAGTTAAAATGAAATTTAATCAAATAAAAACAGGAAAAGAAAAATTAGAAAAAGAAATAGTTGATTTAGAAAAAGATGTTCTTTATTTAAGAACATTACAAAAATCAAATAAAAATACAAGAAAGATTTTTAAATTAAATAATAAGTTATCATTTAAAAATAAATTACTTTCAAAAGATATTGTGTTCGGTGGAAAAGTTTTATTGAAAAAATTATCATTTTTAAATAATAATAAATTAAAAAATAAAAATGAGATAGTTAAAGTTAAAAAAGAATATTCAAACAACAGAGTTCTCCCATTTTATATTTTAGGTGAAGCAAACTATAAAGGAAATAGATTTTTTAAATTTGATTTAAATAATAATAAGATAATTTATAAACCTAAGTGTGGAATTAAAATTAATATTGAATTTAGTCATTATAAATCATATGAAAAAACTTTAAATAAATTACAAGAACAAATTGATTTAAAATTAATATCAGTATCAATAAGATTATCTGAAAAATTTATTTACTTAATATTTGATGATGAACAATTAAATGGGTTTAATTTAAATTTAACTGAAAGAACAAAAGAAGTAAAAGAAATAAAAAATAGTTATAATTCTAAAGAAGTTAAGACAGAACAAATTAAAGAAGTTTATAAAAAATATTATAGGGAACAAGAACAGTCTAAATTAAAAGGAAAATTAAATTATAGATATGTTGCATTTGATACAAATCCAGATTATATAGGATGTAGTATTTTAGATAAAGACGGAGATAATTTTAAAATAGTTCATACATTTAATTATGATTTAAGTGAATTGAATAATTTAAAACTTAAAAAATCAAGTAATGATAAAGAACAAATTCATTTAAATAATAAGAGAAAACATGGGATCTACCATATCTGGAAGGATTTATTTGAAATTGTTAAATATTATAATTGTGGATACATTATTTTAGAAGATTTAAATGTGGAAAATAAAGATATAGGAAATAAAATTTCAAATAGAAAATTAAATAATGTATGGTATAGAACGTTATCAACATATTTAATTAATAAATATTGTAATAGAAATGGTCTAATTAAAATTGAAATTAATCCTTGTTATTCAAGTTTTATTGGTAATTTAACCAATAATTATATTGATCCAGTAAATGCAAGTATAGAAATAGGAAGAAGAGGAATGTTTAAATATATAAAAAATAATTTTTATCCAAAAATTGAAATAGGAACTATTATGGACACTATGAGTAGACTTAATGAGTCAAGAGATGTTTCATATTTAAAAGACTGTGAAAATTGGGTAGAAATGTATCGAAAGATACAAGAATCGGGACTCAGATACCGAGCTACGATTGAAGATAGTCAGTTTGATTATCAAGTAGTTAATAACTTAATTCATAGTAAAATTAAAAAGATTTGTTTTTTAAAAGAAAATAACTTATCTTTACATAAAATTTAAACTATAAAATTAAACATTTGAATAGAATTGTATTAAAAATAAATTTATTAGAGAATCATGGGTTAAAGATTGATCTTTTCCAATTGGATAGGAGATTTTTATCTGATGAAAGTAATTTTAAAAGTTTTTATGATAGTAATTATGAATTTATGATTTATTCAAGAAAAAAATTGTTAATAACACCTAATTCATTTAGATTACCAGATAAAAATAATTACAGAGATTCACAATCTATTACACATAAATTTTCAACAGAAAATGAAAGATATGAATTTTTAAAAAAATTACATAATTGTTTATATGAATGGAATAATAAATATACAGACTTTCTTAGAAAAGAAGACTATAATAAAAGAAATAAAAATATTATATTATCTGGTGAGTTTTGGGTTATTTAAAAGATTAAAAATTAACTTAATATAAAATAAATTATGAAAAATTCAATTAAAATTAGCTTATTAATAGTACTTGTAATGGTATTATTTACTAGTTGTGCTCATGTACAACCAATTCAAGATTGTTTATCAACTGGTAAAGTTTATGGATTTTGGTGGGGGTTATGGAATGGATTAACTGTTGGATTTTCTTTTATTGGTAGTTTATTTAACTCTGATATTGCTGTTTATGCAGTAAATAACACAGGTGGATGGTATGATTTTGGATTTGTATTAGGTGTTGGTGGATTGTTTGGTGGTAGTTCAAGAGTAGTTAGATAAAAAAATAAATAAAAAATGGCAAATAAATTTTATAGAAAACCAACAACAAAAAAATCCACAAAGGAAATTCCTATGTGTGAAACTTGTTTAAAAGATGTTAATAACAAGGATATGAAACCTGAAATGTTTTTTTGGGTGGATAAAGAATCTCATTATTCATTACATTGTATTGATTGTGTAGAAGAAACTGGATTGAAGATACATCATCCTTATAAAGATCCATCTAAAAAAGTAGGAAGGCCTAAGAAAAAAACCACTGAATAATTTTCAGTGGTTTTTTTATATATAGAAATATGAAAACATTTAAACAATATAATGAAAGTGTTAGGGATTTAATGAAACCTAAATCAGAAGAAGAAATATTAAATGTATTATCTGGTATGAGTGATTGGAAACAATTTAAAACAGCTTGTACAAATGGATTTTTGTGGTTAGTTAAAAAAGTTTTAATAGAAGATTTAGAAAAACAACATATACATGAATATATTCAATTAGGGATAAAAATTGCACTTAGACATGATCAACAAGAAGTTGCAGATTTTTTAAAAAAATACAGTACATCAACAACAGATCAAAGATATCAATTACTACATCAATAGAAGTAGCTTAAAAATTTAAATATAATGATATATTAGATTTATTAAAAGATTATAAAAAAAATTAAAAATAGATATTTTATATTTAATATATAATAAAAAAAAGAATTATAAAAAATGGCAACAATTTCATATCCAACAAAAAATAGTGTAAAATATTTTGCAGACAATACAATTTATTTAAGAGCAGATAGTGGAACAGTAACACAATATTGTACAGAAGGAGGATTAACACTCAGTGATTATGTAGCAGAAACTCAAAGATTTTCTAATGATGGTGGTTTAGCTTATGCATATTATGGACCATTTACTGGTGTTATTGGACCAAATGGTTTAACCGGAACAACAACAATGTGGCAAGTTGAATGGGGTTATAGTAAAATTGTTACTGAATTAATATACACTTAATAATAAATTCAAATAAAAAAAGGACAATTAATAAATTGTCCTTTTTTTATTTGAAAAATAAAAGGAAATGAATTAAAAATTCATTTCCTTGATAATATAGGTGGGTTAAAAGTGACAAATATTTTACACTATATCTTGCTTAAAATAAAATAATAATGTATAAAAATTCTATATTATATATTAAATAAATATATCATTTTTTTCTATTTTTCAAATTGAAAACCAATTTTTCCTTCATTACCACTTTCATCAACATCATGTGTAATTGGTTTACTATCATTTTTAAGTGAGTATATGTCAGCAAGAGTCATTTTTTTAGTAATTAATGTAGGGTCAATATCTATTTTACTTGCCAATAATTTACCTTTTTCTATACTTAGTGCTTTAAATTCTTTTCTTGCAATTAATCTTTCTGGTCTTAATAATGCTTTATCAATGTTAGATAATTGTGTATTAAAAGTTGCAATGATTTGTATATTTAAAATATCATTTAGAAGACCATCTGTTAAGTTTAAAAGATTTGTGATACCAATGTTCCTTGTATTATCTCTTGATTCTAAAAGAGGTTCTGCATCTTCTATTAGGATATAATTTTTACCTTTGCTATCAGATACCCAATCTGATATAAAATTTATAAAATTTGGATCAGTAATTGAACCTACCATTGTGGGTGGAAAATATAATATATTATTTTCTTTATCCATTTCTTTTAATTTTCTTAATAAATGTCTAATTATCATAGTTTTACCAGTACCTGGTAGTCCATGGAATAAAGTTAAACCTTTAGTTTCATTAGTTAATCTTTTAAGTAAGTTATCATTAAATTGAGTAAATCCTTCACCATAGTGTTCATCTAATAATTGTAATTCAGTTGTTTTTTGTTTCAAATCAAAATCTTTTACATAAATATTACCATCTGCCATAGAAACCATACCAATAGAAATAGTCTCTACTTTTTCGATTTGACATTCTTTAAAAATTTTAATAATATCTTGTAATTCTGGAAATTCATCTTTTATTAAAAATAAATTATATGCAGTTAATGTATTAACATCTTTAAGATTATAATTTATAAGATAAAAATCTTCTGTATCACTACCTTCTAATTGTAACATTAAGCCTTTTCTTAATTCCCAAGTTTCTTGTTTATTATATTCTAATTCTTTTTCTATGTCATAAAATGTATCAGAAAATAACATTTTAGATTCTTTAAAATAATCTTGTAATTTTACTCTAAGTAAATCCCATTTATAATAAGAATTTGAATCTGATGTTAATCTATATAATTTAGGTTGACATTTATATTCTTGTAAAAACATTTCAAGAACATTAACATCTTCTGGATGTTTACTTCTACCATTTGTTCTTATAGTATTTACAATTTCATTATTATCAAATAAAAAACTATCTTTATTAAATAATGGCACATTATTTCTATTTCCCATAAAATTTTCCCCTTCTGTTTTATTTTTATTTTTATATACAAAAATTATTAATAAGTTTAACTACAATTACATATATTTATTAACTAATTGAGGTCCAAAACAAAAAAAGGACACTATAAGTATCCTTTTTAATAATATTTTCATATTTTTAAAGTCCAGCAGAATCTTTATCTAATCCTAATAAATCCCTTACCTTTTTTAAAGTTTCTTTATCTGTTTTAGTTATTGCATCTACTATTTTATTTACACTATCTTTATTGTTAGTAATAGTCATATCTTTAATTCTATCTTCCAATGTTTTTGTTCCTTGTGCTTCTTTTTTAAGAGTTTCATTCATTTTTTTATAAATTGACAAGTCAAACCAATTTCCAATTGCGGTTTTTAATTTTTCAAAGTTTTCATCTTTAACTGGTTCTTGTGCTGGTTTTTGTACGTCTTTATTTTGTGCTTGAGCTGCTGGTTCTTGTGCTGGTTTTTGTACGTCTTTATTTTGTGCTTGAGCTGTTCCTCCTTGAGCTGTTCCTCCTTGAGCTGTTCCTCCTTTTGCATCATCTTCAAATAATTTTTCTGATTGTTCTATATTTAAACTAGAACTAACATTTTCAATTTTCTTTGCTTCTTCTTCTTTTCTTTTATCTTCAGATAAATCTAATAATCTTCTAGTCTTCTTTTCATCTTTAACTAAATTAAAAGGTTTAGCTTGTGCAATTATTAAATCATTAACAAAACGATTAAGATTATTAGTAAATTGTTTTTCATTTTTATCAAATAATTTTCTCATTCCTTCCGGTGATTTTTCAAATATTTCAGAAAAAGAATAATTTTCTTCACCTAATGATTGAACTTGTGCTTTAATAGATGCATACATTGCTTGTAAATTTTCTTTTATAAGTGTTTTTAATTCATATATATCATTAACATTTTTTAATTTAGTATCTAATGTTTGTTTATGAACTTTAAGATAATTATAAATAATACTTTTAATTTGTTTAGTATCTTTAGTTTTACTTAACTTATTAGTTAATTCATCAATAGGTTTCTTCAATTCATCACTTATTCCACTTAATAATTTACCAAACATATTTTTTAATGAATTCCATATACCTTCATTTAGTTTATCATCTAAGAATTTATTATAATTAGTTATCATATTTATATTTTTTTTCTTTTATATATTAAAATACAAAACATCATAATTTAATATATAGAAACAAATAAATATTTTTTATGGCAACAGATCAAATTAAACAATTAGAAACTAATATAGATGCGTTAAGTGAAGTAATTTTAAAATTAAATGAACCAACTAATACATTAAAAATTAATTGGGATATAACATTTTTAACACCAAGACAAATAGCTAAAAAACTTATGGAATTTAATGCACCTATTATAACTGATGGTACTAATCAAGTAATACCACCTGATGAAAAATCAATACATATTGTTGTTTATGGTAAATATTTATTAGATGGTAAAGGTAAATTAGTTGATAATGAAATTAAATTTCCTGACTGTGTTGATAAAGATAGGGGAATGTCATTAACACATCCTATGTTTACTGAAAAAATAAAGAATATGATATCAGAAGTAAAAACAAGTATTAGAATATTAAATATTAAAAAAATTGCACTAAAAGAAGCATTTGAATTAGCTGGAAAACAAATTGTTGCAGGTGTTGCAGCAGCAGTATCTGCATTAACATTGTTACCATTTGGTGCTGGATTACCAACTGCAATACCAGCGTTACAATCAATAGTAACTGCAATTAATACATTAATGTCAACAATTCTAGAAATTTTACCAGTATTAGGGCCTTTAGTAAATATACCTTTAGTAATTGCAGAAGGTGTTTTAAATAGTATTTTTACAATGGTTAATAGTGCATTAGTTGTGTTAATTGGTATATTAGATTTAATATCTGGATTAAAACAAACAATTGGTCCTATTATAAAACTTATCCCTTAAAAATCTTTAAATCTATAAATTTTATTTTCATTAATTTTAATAGGAAATTTAATAGGTTCTTTTAATTTTATTTCAGTAGTTTTAAATCTATTTAAACTATTATTTGTAATTAGATTATTATATAAAATTGGTTTCTTTTCTTTAATATTTTTAATAATTCTATTATAAACTTCTTCTTCTGTATTAATTAGATATCCATCTAACATTTCTTGTATATCATTAGCAACAAAAATATTATTTGGTTCATCATCATAAAAATATATTTCTCTATATAAATCTTGTTTTAATGGTACAAATTTATCGTCTTGAATATGAAAACCAACTAAGTGTTCTAAAAGTACATTAGCTTTTCTAATACTCATATTACTATTCATTGTACTATAATAATAATCACCAACATAATAAAATTTATCAATATGTAATCCAATATTTTCAAGTTCTTTTTTTAATGATGTGAGTAAATTTTTATCTTTATCATCATCAAATCTTGCAGATAAAATACCAATTTCAGATTCTTTATCTTCAACAAGGTGTCTTATATTTTCTTTAAAAAATTTCATATTTTCATAGAATTGTGGATTTAATTTCTCATAAAAAGAAATACCTAAATCTTCCATTTCTATTTTAGGATTTCCTTTTTTAATTCTATTAAAAATAGTTTTTCCTACCCAATATGTTTCTCCATTATATTCAAAATATATTTCATCATTAATATAAACACCACCTAATATTAATTTTAATTCACTATCTTTTAATCTTAAAAGTGGTACACCTGGTTTATTTTTATTAATAATCCAAGCATTTGTCTTTACTGACCATAATGTTCCATCTAAATCAAAAAAATGAATTGTATTTTTCATATGTCTATATATAAAATTTATTATTTCTTATTTCCATCCTGCTGGAATTGATGCATAATTTGTTAAGTTTGTATCACCATTAAAACATTGTGTTCCAGTTGGTGTTGGATTTGTTCTTGTCCATAAATCAGGTGCATTACCAGTTAAATTAGGACAAGATTGAAAAGTTTGTTGAAAAGTAGTTACATTTGTACAATTATCAAATAAATCAATTGGTATTGAACCACTTAAATTAGTACATGAATAAAAAGCAGCAAAAAAAGTAGTTACCCCAGTACAATAATCAAACAATCCACTTGGTATTGATGTTATTCCAGTACATTGTTGAAAAGTTTGATCAAATCTTGTTACACCCGTACAAGAATTAAATAATCCACTTGGTATTGAAGTTAATGATGTACAAGTGAAAAATGTACTATTAAAATTAGTTACATTTGTACAACCACTAAATGTAGTTACTGGTATTGATGTCAATTTTGAACCAGAAAAAACACTTGCAAAAGATGTTATCTTATTACAATTTTTAAATAAATTTTCACCTATTGTTGTTACTAATGTACCAAATGTAGGTGATACAACTAGAGATGTACAATTTTCAAATACATTATCACCAATTGTTGTTATTAAACTATTACTAAACATATTAGCTACATTAGTTAAGTTAGTACAATTTTTAAAAACATTTGAACCAATTCCTGTTATGTTACAATTATTAAATGTTTGTTGAAAACCAGTTACGGATGTTTTATTTAAAAATAAATTATCCGGTATTATTCCATTTATTTTTGTATCTCTAAACATATGAGAAAAATCTATTACATTTGTACAATTATCAAATAATCCACTTGGTATTGAACCAGTTAAATTAGTACACATGAAAAAAGTGGCATAAAAAGTAGTTACACCTGTACAAGAATCAAATAATCCACTTGGTATTGATGTTAATGATGTACAAGATCCAAATGAAAAATAAAAACTAGTTACGTTAGTACAACCACTAAAAGTAGTTACTGGTATTGATGTTAAGTTTGTACAACTAGTAAAAATATTTGCAAAAGATGTTATCTTACTACAATTTTTAAATAAATTTTCACCTATTGTTGTTACATTAGTATTTAAAGTAGGATAAGTTGTAATTTTATTACAATTTTCAAATACATTATCACCTATTGTTATTATTGGACAAGAAGTAAATAATCCACCTACATTTGTTAAACTTGTACAATTTTTAAATACATTTGAACCAATTGTAGTTAATGATGTACAATTTTGAAATGTTGCATAAAAAGTAGTTACTAATGTTTTATTTAAAAATAAATTATCTGGTATTGATGTTATATGTGTTTGATAAAAAGTATATGAAAAATTATTTACCAATGGATGTAAATCAAATAATCCACTTGGTATTGATGTTATTCCAGTACTTAAATAAAAAGTTTGTTGAAAAGTAGTTACACCAGTACAAGAATCAAATAATCCACTTGGTATTGAAGTTAAATTATAACATTGTTGAAATGTACTTAAAAAATTAGTTACATTAGTACAACCACTAAAAGTATTAATTGGTATTGATGTCAATTTTGAACCAGAAAAAACACTTGCAAAAGATGTTATCTTATTACAATTTTTAAATAAATTTTCACCTATTGTTGTTATATTTACTGGATTAATATTAGGAAAAGATGTTAATTTACTACAATTTTCAAATACATTATCACCAATTGTTGTTATTGGACAAGAAGAAAACATAGCAGTCATACTAGTCCAATTATTACAATTTTTAAATACATTTGAACCAATGTTAGTTAATGATGTACAATTCATAAAACAATAATCAAATGTAGTTACTGATGTTTTATTTAAAAACAAATTTGGTGGTATTGATATTATTTTTGTTCCATAAAAAGTGTATGAAAAATTAGTTACTAATGGATGTAAATCAAATAACCCACTTGGTATTGATGTTATTCCAGTACTATTATAAAATGTTTGATGAAAAGTAGTTACATTATGACAATTATCAAATAATCCACTTGGTATTGAACCAATTAAATTATAACAACGTTGAAATGTACCAAAAAAATTAGTTACACCAGTACAAGAATCAAATAATCCACTTGGTATTGATGTTATTAAACAACTATCAAATGTAGAATTAAAACTAATTACACTAGTACAACCAATAAAAGTAGTTGTTGGTATTGAAGTCAATTTTGAATTATAAAATAGATTTGCAAAAGAATTAATACTGCTACAATTTTTAAATAAATTTTCACCTATTGTTGTTACATTAGTATTCAAAACTGGAAAAGATGTAATTTTATTACAATTTTCAAATACATTATCACCAATTGTTGTTATTGGACAATTAAAAAACATACTATTTATAACAATCAAACTAATACAATTTTTAAAAGCATTTGAACCAATTGTAACTAATGATGTACATCCATAAAATGTACTATTAAAAGATGTTACTAATGTTTTATTTAAAAATAAATTATCTGGTATATATGTTAATGAACTACAACCATAAAAAGTACTAGTAAAAAGAATTACACCAGTAGAATTATCAAATAATCCACTTGGAATTGATATTAATGATATACAATTAGCAAAAGTACTAGTAAAATCAGTTATTTTAGCAAACCCACCTAATTTATCAGTTGGAATTGTATTTAAATTAGTACATCCATGAAAATTTAATGATTTTAATCCAACATTACCCCAATTTAAAATATTAGTAATTGTAGTTCTTATTGTACCAGCATTATTTACATAAAATGTTTCACAAATACCACTTATAATCATTGTATAAACACCCGGACTTACATATGTATGTGTACAATCAACAGAATTATAAGTAGTAACATTTTTTAATCCACTATTATCACCATAATCTACTGTATAATTATAAGTATATCCACCTAAATGTGGTATAGTTACTGATTGACTAGAACCAGTTATTGTTAATTCTAATATAAATCTTAATTCAGGTAATGTTACACTAAATAATTTTCCATTTGATTTAATAATTTTTCCATTTGTTGTTAAAAAAACCATTGTTTGTTAAAATAATATTTTCTTCTATATATAAAAAAAGAGATTAAAAAATAATCTCTTTATATTCTTGGAAATGCTGTATTATTACCCATTGAACCAAAGTTCTTCATTGCACTAGCTGGATTAAACCCACCCATCATTTTACTTGGGTTAAAATTCCCCATACTTCCATATTTCCCCTGATCTGCTTCATCTTGTTTTTTCCTTTGTTCATTTTCTTCTTTGTTTTTATCATTTAATAACTTAATAAATTCTTCATATTCCCAATAAAACCAACTATTAATAACAAATGTATCAATTCCTTTTTGATCCATCCATTCAAATTTATTCCTAAGAATACTTTGAATATCAGTTTGAAATAATGCAAATATTCTTTGATTAAATTTATTAATATTATTTTCCAAATCTATCCAAGATATTTGGGAGTTCGAATAAAGTAGATGCACCCCCGGGAAACGTAAGATCAGTGTGCACCTCCGTACCACACTCTTTACATGTCATTTTTAATCCTTTAATACCAACTGTTATCTTATTTACTACATCATTAAGTCCTTGAAAAAGAATCAAATCATTCATATCTTTAAATTCTTTTAATTTTAATTTAAGATTTTCATCTGTAATACCATTCTTTTCATGTAATAAATATGGCATAATTTTCATAAATGCAATATCTGGTTTTTTATCAGCTTGAACATTTCTTTTAATCTCTGCATAGAAATCTTCTTGTATTCCAATTGTAGGTGGAGCTAATTGCCAAGAAACACCATTATAAATTAATTCATATACTTGTAAATCTTTATTATAGAATTTTTCAATTTCTAAATTTGGTTCATGTAATTCAAATGTAGTAGGTATATCTGAACTAGGTGTAGCTCTATATGGTATGTTAAATTCTTTTCCACAATTATTACAAACTACGTCCTTTGTTAATGTATTACCACCTTGAAAAGTTAATTCTCTTATCATAAAAATTAAAAATATTCTATCTACATCTTTTATATCTTTATATGAACCCTTACTACCATCTGAATTAACAAATATTACATTTCTTGATAATAACTCATTCATTTTTTCTGTGATATCCACGAAATTGTTATCATCTACCATTGAATAAGCTTGTATTTCAGAAACTTTTGCTGCTCTGATACTTATTTTAGTACCTTTTTTATAGAATCTACCTGCTGGTAAAATATTTAAATTAATATTAGAATATTCAACACTGGGTACATCAAAATTAGTATTAATTGGTTGTGTAACTGGTACTGATTTAGGTGTTTCTTCATTTCCACCTAATAATTTTTCCAAATATTCTTGGTTCTTTTGTTCTTTTTGATTACTCATAACTAAAAATGGTTATTTTTTATACTTATATATAAGTTAAATGTGGTCTTAATGAATCAAATTTTTAAAATTATAAAATAAAACTAAGTTTATCTTGTATATCATCAAAATAAGATATTCTAATAAGATTTATATTATTATTTTTACAATAATTTGTTTTAATTAAATCTCTTTTTTGTTGTTCTAAAAATGTTTCTGTTCCACCAAATATTTCTCTTGGTTCAAAATGTTGAATACCATCATATTCAATACAAATATTATCTTCAAATAAATAAAAATCAAAAGGTAATGGTTTAATATATCTACAATCTTTAAATCTTTTCTGTATTTTAAATTTTATATTATTTTCTTCTAAAATCTTCTTAATTAATTTTTCACCTTTACTTTCATTACAATATGGACACCCACTACCATTTAAATGTGAACTTGGTATTTGTTTAAAAATACCATGAATATTACATTTTATATTTATTTTTGTTCTACCATTTACATAGTCATTTAAATATTCATATTTATTTAAATGGACATTATTTGCTTTATTTATAAACATTTTATTATTTGATTTTAAATTATCTTTACAATATGGACATCCTTGACCTTGAATATGATTATTTGGTTTTTGTTCAAAAATACCATGTTTTTCACATACTATTTTTACTTTTGTTTCAGAATCAAAATAATCAATTAAAGAATAATCATATTCAAATTTATGTTTTTTATTTGCCTTATCAATAAAAATTTCTTTATTGTATTTTAATTTAATTGATTTTTTTATTTCACCACACAATGGACAACTATGACCACTTAAATGTGTTTTTGGTACTTGTTTAAATGAACCATGTAAAGGACAAATAATTTCTACTTTTGTTCTACTATTTACATAATTAACTAAAGAATAGTCATAATAATTATTATGAACTAAATTTCCCTTAATTTTAAATGTTTCATTTGTTAATTTTTTAAACAAGTTTTTAAAAATGATTTTAAAATATAAAAATATACTTTATATATAAAAGTTTGAAAATCATTTTTTATATATAATAAAAAAAAATTAAATTATGGAAAATAATTTTAAAAGTTACAGAATATTACACGTAGAAGATGAAAAATTATTTATTGCTATGGTTAAATTAATGCTTAATGATAAAATGTTTATTATTGATACAGCAGAAGATGGTAGTGAAGCTGTTGATAAAGCTTTTAAAAATATTTATGATATTATATTGATGGATGTTTATATGCCAATTATGGATGGTAGAGAAGCTGCCAAAACAATTAAATCAATGTCTCCTGACATACCAATAGTTGCTTTATCTGCATGTGAATTATCTGATTTGGTTGGTTTATCACAGTTTGATCATATAATTAGAAAACCAGTTACTAAAAAAGTATTATGGGATAGTGTTGTTGAAATAGCAGATAAATATATAGAAAATAAAAAAAAGTAATATGATAAGTAAATTTAATCAATTTATAAATGAAGGTGTTAGAGATTTAATGTTACCTAAATCAAAAGAAGAAATTAAAGAAATATTAAAAAATACTTCACCTGATGAATTGTTACAAATTTCAATAAGTAAATTAAGAGATATTAACTTAGTTAAAGAAGCTATTGAAAAAGGTGCTAATCCATCAAGGAATAATAATGTTTTTTTAAAATCTATTACTTTAGATTGGCATTATGATAATAACATAGTTGATTATCTTGATGGTGATTTAACTAAAAAAGACCAATATCTTGTTGATGATTGGTTTGTAGGACATTGTTTAGATGATTCTAAAGAAACACAAGAAGAAGTTATTGATTTTTATAAAGAAGTTCTTAAAATATTTCTTAAAGATAAAAGAGTATATAGTAAATTAACTGCAATTGAAATATTAGGATATAGATCACTATTAAAATTAAATTAAAAAAGAAAATTAAAATTGTGAAACTAAAAAAATTTGAAGATTTTGAACAAATCAATGAAGAAGTAAAACTTAGTAAAGTTGCTAAAAGAGAAGAATTTAATGGTTATGAAATTCTAATTGGTAGAAATGCCGAAATGAATGATATCCTTACAACTGAAGTTGCTGATAAAGAAGATTTATGGTTACATGCATCTCAAGTACCAGGTTCACACGTCCTTATAAGAAATAAAGGTGAAGAAGTTCCACAAGAAGTAATAAGAAGAGCAGCAGAATTAGCAGCAGTAAATAGTAGAGGAAAGGGAAAAGTGAAAGTTGTTTATACTAAAGCTAAATATGTAACAAAAGAAAGTGGATTTAATATTGGAGAAGTAAAAGTTGATTATAATAAATCTTCATTTTTAAATATTAATATTTAATATATAATAAAAAATAAAATTAAAGTTATGAAAAATATTAAAAGTTTTAAATTGTTTGAACAAACATTGTTTGATGATGAGATATATGATGATGAGATATATGATGATGAAGATAATTATGATATTGATAATGAATTCAATGGAGATGGAGAATATGTAGATGATGAAAATTTTGGTAGTTATAATGAAGCATCAGAACATATGGATAAATTTATGGCTGAGGGTGAAG